TGGCTTCCTAGGAGAATGTGATGCTGGAAGTAGGTGAGATTAGAAAAGGGAAAGGTGGGCATAAGTTCATCTGGCAGGCTTGCCAAGATTGTGGAAAGAAACGGTGGGTTCCATTAAGGAAAGGTATGCCAGGAAATATAAGGTGCAAATCGTGTGCGAACAGATTACGAGTTCGTGGCGAGAAGAATCCATGCTGGAAAGGTGGGAGAGTAAAAACTGCTGATGGTTATATCCTGCTTAAAATATATCCCAATGACTTCTTCTACTCCATGGCAGGCAACTCTGGCTATGTTCTTGAACATCGCCTTGTTATGGCGAAGCATCTTGGTAGGTGTCTCCACTCTTGGGAGGTAGTTCACCATAAAGGAATAAGGTATACGGATATTAGAAATAGAGCTGATAACCTAGAGGATAACCTAGAGATGACCAGTTCATTGGGTGAGCATGGCAGAGACCACAGCAGAGGTTATAGAGATGGTTTTCAAAAAGGATTGCATGATGGAAGGAATAAGCGAATAAAAGAATTGGAGGCGGAGATTGCTAGGCTTTCGCTCTTATGCTAGTGGGAGTTCCGGGAATGTAAGTACCCTTTCAGACGGGGAAACTCGGATTATGCTTGACTGTGGTCTCCCCTGGAAGCAGGTTCAAAAAGCACTTAGTTTCAAGACCGCGGAGTATTCTGCTATTTGTTTGAGTCATTCCCATGGGGACCATTCTAAGGGCATAGTTGATGCGGTAAAAGAGGGGCAAGATGTCTACCTTCTTCCTGAAACGAGGGAGGCTTTAGGATTATCCGGGCATAGAATCCACGAGATTAAATTGCTCCAACAATTCAGAATCGGCACTTTTTCAGTCAAGGCATTTCCGCTCAAGCATGATGTCCCTAACTGTGGATTCCTTTTTGCAAATAGTAAGGGCGAGCGAGCAATCTATATAACAGATACTCCATACTGCCCCTATCGTTTCAATAATCTTCAAATCATTATGATTGAGGCGAATTACAGCTTGCCTCTGCTCAAGGACAACACCCCTTCGTCGGAGCTAAGGCGGTCAATTCTCCAGGACCACATGAGTTTGGAGACGCTAGTTAAGATGCTCCGGGCAAATGATCTGAGCAAGGTCGAAGAGATACATTTGCTCCACCTGAGCGACAATAATTCTGACGCAGCTATGTTCAAGCGAAAGGTCGAAGAAATAACAGGCAAACCGGTTTATGTAGGAGGTTGAATGAACAAGACAAATATAGAATGGGTGCGTAATCCTGACGGCAGCCAGGGCTATACGCTAAATATCATAACAGGCTGCTTGAACATTCAAGACGGCTTATGCAAAGGCGGTGGCTTCCCCTGCTATGCCTATAAGCTGGCGAATGGGAGATTGAAGCCATTGTATTTGGCGAATATACATAGAATACCTTTCGTCCCAGGTATCCCAGCAGCTAAAATCCTTGACCCCTTCTACCCCCGCTTTTGGGAAGAGAGACTAAAGAAACCCTACAATCCGATAATGCCAGTAGGAATCTTTGTTTGCGACATGGGGGAATTATTTGGGGATTGGATACCTGGAGAATGGCAAAAGCAAATATTCCAAGTGATTAAGGAACGCCCTCAGCACCGCTTCTACCTTCTCACCAAGCAACCTCAGAACCTAATCAAGTTCTCACCGTTTCCTGAGAATTGCTGGGTGGGGGTTACTGTTACGAATCGTTCTATGCTGTGTGAAGCTGCATATAGGCTAGATGAGATACAGGCAAAAATTAAATTCGTTTCAATAGAGCCATTCCTTCGATGGGAACGGATGATGCGAAGTGACCTTGAGAATATCTTGGGTGCTTTTAACTGGCTCGTCATCGGGGCTTGCACAGGCTCGCATGACGAGCTGTGGGAATTGTGCAAGCGGTATCCTGAGCTTACTATTATGTCTGAAAGAGATAGCTTGAGGCGTTTGAAGTGGACAGCACAGCCTAGTATCGGGTGGCTTCGTGAGATAGTCGAGGCTGCGGACAAGGTGGGAGTCAAGGTGTTTTTGAAGGATAACCTGCGAGGACTGTTACCAAAAGAGCCACCGTTCTATACAAAGTGCTGTGCTGAGGTGAATGGCAAAGACCCATGTTATGAAGAACCGTGTTTATCTGACAATCTTGTTGATGAATGTTCTAAAGCACCGAATTTTTGGATGTTAAGACAGGAAATACCGAATGTTTAAGCCGGAAGCAACGCTGAGATTATTAAGGGGAAGGTTCTGGGGAGCCAGGGCAATGGAACGCCGGGTAAAGCGGTGTTGCGCCGACAATCCTGATTGCCCTATTGAAGCTGAATGTGCGGCTGAATATGATGCCTTCGTGAATGTAACGGACGACAAAAGGAAGGAAATCTATCACGAACTGCGGGAACTTGGTGTTGGGAGCGTAGAGGCGCGGGCCAATTTGAGTGCTGCAAGAGTTAAGGAACTGGCGAGGAGAACTAATGGCTAGAATCCAGAAGATTATACGAGTCTTCCCGCGTAGGACGACAATGACACCCCGGGATGATTATGCTTTCGTGGGCGATCCCCCACTGTTCCTTCCATCAGGAAACGAAGTTCATGTTGACTGCACATTCACTTGGGACATGGCAGAAGCCAGCCGACTTTTTAGAGCCTGGTCTAAGCATTACCCTGTTGTTAAGCTCGGTGGACCTGCTTACGGATATATGCCAGGCATGGCAGCCGGTGAGTTTGTGCCAAGGCTCTATGTGAGGAAGGGTGTCACTTTCACCAGCCGGGGATGCAACAATCAGTGCCCATGGTGCTTAGTGCAGGAGCGAGAAGGCAAGCTCAGAGAGATCAAGATTCGCATAGGCAGCAACATTCTCGATAATAACCTACTCCAATGTAACAAAGAGCATATAGCTGAAGTCTTTGATATGCTGCGCACCCAGCACGGTATTAAGTTTTCCGGGGGGCTCGATAGCAGATTGCTCACTGATTCGATAGCCGATGATCTGCGATCGCTGCGGATTAAGCAACTGTTCTTTGCGTGTGATACCAAAGAGGCGATCAAGCCCTTGGAGCGAGCAAAAAAAATGCTCGAGGGTTTCACTAGGGAACAGCTTAGAGCTTATGTTCTCTTGGCATTTAATAACGAGACAATACTCGAGGCACAGGAAAGGCTCGAAGCAGTATGGGCACTGGGCTTCATGCCATTTGCCCAACTTTACCAGCCAGCCGATAAGTATATTCAATACTCGAAAGATTGGCGAGCTTTGGCACGAACTTGGTCAAGACCAGCAGCGATGAAGGCTTATATGAGGGCTAATAATGGCACGCGGTAGGTTTGTGAGCAAGGCAATCAGCCTCGATGAGAAGGTTGATGCCCTATCGGACGACACCTGCCGGCTTCTCTTCACCTGGCTAATCACCCACCTGGACTGTGAGGGCAGGATGCACGGGGACGCCCAAACAGTCAAGAGTATTGTCTTTCCCCGGCGCAAAATCCCGGTGGCAAAAATCGAAAAATATCTCAAAGAATTGGAAAGTTCTGGGCTAATTTTGCGATATTCTGTTAACGAAAATCAATATTTGTGCATGGAAAACTTTGAGAAACATCAGCCTGGATTAAGAAAAGACAAGGAAGCTCAATCGCAAATCCCTGCTTTTACTCCCGACTTAGGACGGAGTAAAGACGGAAATGGTCTAACGCAAGTTAAAGATAAAGTTAAAGATAAAGTTAAAGATAAAGTTAAAGAAGAAACTAAAGAAGAAAGTGTTGTTAGTTTATCTATAGAAGATGTCTACGAAGTTTATAAAAAAGAGATCATGGGTAGCCTGGATGAATCAGCCTCTATTCCCGAGGACATGGATGGGGAACTCAAGAATGCCGTTGAGATATTCAGCGCGTCCTGGGTGATTGACGCTATCCGGGAGGCAGTAAAGCATAAGAGGAGAGACTGGAGATATATCGCCGGCATCTTAAAGAACTGGGAGCGCGAAGAAAGAGAAGCTAAATTCCCCTCAAATAAGGGGCCGCGCGGAAAGCAGGACCCTGACAAGTATATCAAAGGCAAGTATGGGCACATGGTCAGAAGGTAAATCTCGGTGATAGGCAATGAAAGAGCAGAGAAAGGAGGAATAAATGAACGAAGAACAGGTAAGGGAAGAGATGGCAAGATTACTAATGGTTGCCGATACAGTAGCAGTTGATGTGCCAGCTGCATGCCATTATGACTTAGCCGACCAAATCCTCTCCCTTAAAGGCATCAGAATAAAGTGTAGTAATCAGGACTTGCCTTTAGTTTTGAATGATGCCAAGGACTTCAATAATGCCTATCGTGATATTGGTGAGGGCTATGTGCAGAAGTATATGCTCACCCACAAAGATGGCGATGTTTGGGTTAAATGTAAAGTGAAGGAGGAATAATGAATAAATTGATTAGGATGCTCCGAACACTTATATGTGGCTGTGGATATAGGTGGTTTGATGTAGGGATGCCAGCACATCATAGTTGCATAAGAAGGATACCACATCATCTACATAGATGCTGGTGTGGTGCTGTAAAGAAGGAGGAACAATGAACTGGGAAGAGACTGTGAGAAACAACGAAGAGGAAACCCGTAAGTCAATTAGATTTCTGTTAGGTGCAGCAAATGCACAGTCGGCCTTCGAGGAGTATATCAAGAGCAGGATAAATGCCCAAGCCAAGCTCACATGGGAAGCACGACAGAAGGAAGTAGATGAGGCTGAACAAAGAGGGATACAAAAGGTGGTGGATTGGATAAAAGATAATAATTTTAACTTGAAGGGGATGGATAACTATGTAGATTTCGGCATTGATTCTCAGAAGTGGCAAGCCTTTTGTAAACGATGCTTAAAGATTGTCAAAGAGTAGAGGCTGAGAAATGAATTTTATATCACACGCCCAACTGGTTCAGAGAGCTAGGAAGTGGCTGGAAAAGGCTCACGGAACTAAGTTTGCCTGTGGTGTTGTATTGGCGGAGTTCAACTGCACCTTGCCTGAAATACCAGATGTCATCGGTTTTAATTGCCGCCGTTCCATTTTGATTGAGTGCAAAGTTAGCCGTGCAGATTTCAAGGCTGATAAGCATAAACCTCATCGGCGGTACATCAAGAAGTTAGGAAATCTCAGATATTATCTAACGCTGCCGAATGTGGCTTGTCCAGAGGATATTGACAATGGCTGGGGCTTATTGTACGCCACAGACAAGCGAATAATCGAGGTTAAGGAGTCCGAGTATTTCTCAGATGACAGTGTTAAAGCAGCAGAGTGGGCAGTCCTCTATGCAATAGTACGGAGATTGAATTTGCGAGGATTGTTAAAGGATATTCAGAAACCATTGCCAGCAACTAGGCAGTGTAGTCAGGAAGTTATGGAGCTAGGATGAACTTCAAGATTAAAGTAACCGAGGCAGACCTGAGAGAGCAAGTTCGGGACCTGTGCAGGCTCTTCGGGTGGAGATTTCTATTTACCTGGTCATCAATTCATAGTCCGAAGGGGATGCTGGATTTGTTACTCATCAACAAGGAACAAAAGCGGGTGATCTTCGCGGAATTAAAAAGTGAGAATGGCAAACTCACACCGGAGCAGCAAGAGACATTTGACGATCTCCAAGCCTGCGGGCAAGAGGTTTGGGTGTGGCGACCGGCGGACATTGAGAGGATTGCGGAGATATTAAGGAGCTATTAAAGGAGATATAGCAATGAAAGAAACAAGGGTAGCAAGAATCAAGAGGCTGCAAGAGACGAGAGCTGGACTCAAGAAAGTAGAGCAGCAACTCAAGAAGGACAAGCCTCGCAACTGGGAGCACAAGGTTGTTATGGTCAGGCAGCAAATAAAGGCAATCAACGAGAGGCTGGCAAAACTTATCGTTTAGAGGAGCTATTAAAGCAGGAGACAGGAGCGTTGATTGAATAAAATGATGGCCGGCGTGGAGCTAATAGACTGTAAACTCACTCGAGCACAAAAGGCTCTCTTGGATTGGGGGGAGAAACACCCACACGGTCGGATTAAAGACCTTGAGTTTGTGGACGGTCAACCCATGAAGATTGTCGTAGTCACCGAGGATGGAATTGGCACAGAGCTAGTTAGATTTGATAAAATAGTGAATGGAGGGTAAATGGACAAACACATACAACTCAGCGGAGATGGAATATCTATCGAACTAGTTGAAATCATTGGTAGGGAGGTAACATTAAAGGTTTGCGTTACCACGGATGGAGAACCTATGATATTTTGGGTAGTGGAACACCTGAAAGAAGGAGATACCTGGAATTTATCTAATTGTGATATAAAAGTGCCATGCGAAATCACAGGGGAAGGAAGCTAAATGGATAAAAAGTTAAGCTAAATTAGCTGACCAGCATTAGGAACTGGAGGCGAGTTTCAGGGAGAAATCCCGGGACTCGTCTTTTTTGTTTAATAAGGGAAAGAGTTACTAAACGAGAGTTTAACAATGGCTAGATTTACAGATTTATTATCAGAAAAAAGTAAAGAGAACTGGCCCGAGATTTACTGGCAGCTTACCGGCAAGAAGTGGATCCCGCCAAAGAAGGATAAGCGGGGTATTTGCCTTGAAGCAAGGCTAGAAGATGTCGAGGAAATCGGCAGAATGATGCGGAAGCCCGGTAGGGGAGCGTGGCATGAGTGACTTCAGGCCTTGCCGAGAATGTAAGGACTGGGACACCTGTCTTTTGACAGAGGGAGAAAAAGACTGGTTCGGTTATCAGGATATTACATTCTGCCCTCAGCATATTTTCTGGCTGTTGAAATATGAGCACATAATCAGGGGAAGAAAGTGGCCTGAGCCAAACGAAACGGCAATCGGGGGTATGTCCGGTAAATCCATGAGCTGGGCAGCCTTTACCAAAGCATCAACATTATTGGCTGAAGTTTATAGCAGATTAGATGCAACTGGCTGGAGGGGAAAGTTATTATCAGCCGAATGCAAAGATTATCAAAGAGAGAAGATACAATATCTCAGCGATGATGCTAAATCGGCTCTTTATTATATCACTCGAAAACCTAAAGACCGCCAGTTTTCTCAGTGGGTTGCAGACCACCGTTATGCCAGAAAAAGTGATAAAAATATCACCCATTTAACCACTTGACAAATATAAAAGCACCATGATACCATGATATTTTGACAGTGGGCGAATTTCGCCCTAGTTTGATTTTGGGCTGCAAAAGCAGCCTTTTTTATTGGGAATTATCACCTTAGAGCCACCTTTCGGGTGGCTTTTCGCATTTAAGGAGGGCAAGTATGAGTGATGCAGTAAAAGTAGCAGGGATATGTTGCTCAATGGTAGCTTCGGTTAGCTTTGCGTTGATAGGGCAGATGGAACTCTGCTATTCATTCGCCGGCGTATTCGGAGCACTTTTGGGTTTCCCGATTATCGCCAGGGGCATACAGAAATTAACTAAATGATCAGCAGAATAGCACTGTGGCTTCAATTAAGGAAGAATACCACTCCTGTACATTGGGCGTTTGGTTTTCTGTGTGATTTTCTTATCTTGTGCTTTGGTATTCTTGCAGGATGGGGAATGATGGGAATGTTCGCTGGCATGGAAGCCTGGAATGACTATTGCGATGGAACTAGACAAGGTTGTTCAGATTGGTGGGATAGTTTCCTGACCTTCTGCATAGGTCAAGGTATATTAGGCTTACTTCACTATCTTGGAGTTATCACTATAAGGTGGTGTTAATATGACAGACAGGAAAAACTTTATATTTAAGCCAGGATTAAAGGATGATGGCAAACCCATCATAGACTTTAGGACCATACCACTTCGCGCTATTCTAAGGCTTAAAGAGTTGCCGCCTTTGCCTACTGAATGGGATGCCCACGCAGCAGTAGGCGGGGTTCAGGACAATTTCATGTTTGGGAATAACCAATATGGGGATTGTGTTAAAGCTGCTTTTGCTCACTTTATTCTTACGCTGGAAAAGTTTGAGCAAGGTATTCAGATAGAGATAACCGATCAGGAAGTCATTGCCGAATATCTCCGAGAGACTGGCGGTGCTGATTCTGGCTTGTATGCCACTTACGCCATGAAAGATTGGCGGAATCATGGTCTGGAATTTGGCGGTAAGATATACACAATTTATAGCTTCGCCGGCGCTGAACCTAGAGACCATGTAGCTATTAAATATGCCATCTATCTACTCCGGGGCATTTTCTTTGCTATGCAGGTTTTCTCTACTGATATTGACCAATTCAGGAAGGATGAATACTGGCATCTGACTGGACATAATGGCACTCTTGAGGGTGGGCATGGGGTTTATGGTTTCTCTTATATGGATGCTCACCACGACTGTCCTCATTGTCTTACCGGATGGGATGAGAATGGCTTAACCTGTATGACATGGGGCGAAAAACAACCTATGGATTGGGGCTTCTGGGACGCTAGAGTTAATCAGGTGTTTGCCGTAGTTGATAATCGCAATGAGTGGCAAGGTGCTGATTCCCCTGTAAATGTTGACTTGAATGACAGCTATCTTAAAGAGATAACAGGGGATGGTGCGGATAACCCCGGCTGTTCTTTTCCCTGGTTAAGACCTGTGCGGAGGTTCACGCATATCATAGGATAGAAAATGGAATTTAACGGTAACTTTACTTGGACAGAGGACGGGACCACCTTAGAGGAGCAAGATGGCGAAACCGAAATCTAAATATGCCACTGGCAAGAATCCGAACTCCCTGGCAAACCTCAAAAAAGCATGGAAGCCAGGGGAATCAGGAAACCCGAAGGGGCGCCCCCCAAATATCAAGTATGTCAGCGAGGCTCTGAGAGAGAGGCTGGCTAGAGGCGAACTGGACGCTGTGACCTTAGCTGACATTCTGGCTGATAGTCTGATAAAGCGGGCTAAGAAGAGCGACTTTGCTCTTAACATAATACTTGAACGCACAGAAGGCAAGGTTACTCAGCCGATTACTCCAGATGGGCCAATAATATTCAAGGTGATATATGAGCGAGTATGGGATAAAACTCCTGGAACCACACCCTGAACAAGTTAAGTTTGTTCATTCCGATGCGAAGCGAATCATAGTTCGAGCAGGGCGGAGGAGTGGTAAAACGGTTGGTCTTGCCATTCGTGCTGTTGAGAGGTTTTTGAAGGGAAGAAGGCAGTTGTATGCTGCACCAACGAGTGAGCAAACAGATGCTTTCTGGTATGAGGTCTGTCGGTCCTTGAGTGAGCCGGTAAACGCTAAGGTACTGGTTAAGAACGAATCAGAGCGCTTTATCGAGGTACCAGGAACAAAGCAGAGAATCAAGGCAAAAACAGCTTGGAACGCCGATACGCTACGCGGTGACTACGCTGATGATTTATACCTGGACGAATGGCAACTAATGAGTGAGGATGCTTGGGAACAAGTAGGGGCTCCGATGTTGCTTGATAATAACGGGGATGCTGTGTTTTCCTATACGCCTCCATCCCTGAGGATGGCGGGAATCTCGAAAGCTAAGGATCCACGCCATGCCTCTAAGATGTTCAAGGATAAGCAAGACGATCCCCGGTGGTTATGCCTTCACTTCACCAGCCATGATAATCCAGTAATTACCCATGAGGCATTAGAGGAAATCACAAGGGATATGAGCCAGAAATCCTATCGCCAGGAGATTATGGCTGAGGATGATGAGATTGAACTATCGTGGCTCGTTTACGGCAAATTCAATGAGTCACTAATGAAGATTAAGCGATTCGACATTCCTAAAATTTGGCCTGTGTATAGTGGGCATGACTTCGGCAGTGCTAACCCAGCAGCTTTGTTTCTCGCAAGGAATCCAGGGCCAGATGAGCCGGTAACATCAACACGAAGTCAGGTAAGGCAAGGGGACTTTGTGATTTTCAGAGAGTATTGTCCGGGTAGTGCCTCTACATTTGAACATGTGCAAAACTTCAAGGACCTTACTAATGACTACAAAGTCAAACGGAGTGTCGGGGGGAATGTCACCACCGAGGAGGAGATAAGGCAATCCTATACCTCTCATGGCTGGCAAATAGTAGCACCTATGCTTACCAGGGTAAATGTTCAGATAGATAGAACGATTGCCTTAATGGAGTTGAACAGGATTCACATTTTCGATGACCTGTGGATGGTTCTGTCCGAGATAGCTAACTGTATGTGGAAACTTGACGAGGAAAATAAACCAACGAATGTCATCAAAGACGAATCTAGGTACCATCTTTTAGCTTCACTGAGATATATCGCCAGCGATTTCACCCCGGAGACTATACCACAGCAAGAGAAAACCCAGGTTTGGAAATACTAAGGAGGCTCACTATGCAAGACGGTTTAGAAGCAATGGTAGCCAGAATAGACGAAAGAACAGAGCACATGGAGGTAGATATACGCGACCTGAAGAAAACCTTCACGGGATTATCTGAAACTGTCAATAGGCATAGCACAGAACTAGCAACTATCAAGGTAGGAATAGGGAACTCGAACGGCCTGAGCAAGAGGCAGACAGCAGGGATCGGTGGCGCCGCCGGGTTAGTTATTGCTGCCATTGTAGCTGTTGTAGATTACTTTATGAGGCATTAAGAGGAGTAATTATGTCTGACGAAAACAGAGAAGAGTATAAGCTAGTCCAGAGCAAGCTAAAGGAGATGAAGCCTCTCCTTGACCGCATGGATGAGGACGAGGACTTGTATCTGCTTAAACCCTTCAAGATGAGAACTCTGGATGGTAAAGCGGATGAGAAAGACGTATCGAATGTTACGCTACCCGACCCTCTGAATTATTCTAAAAAGGCGATTGCTATTACGGGTAGTTATCAGAAGCAAACAGTCATCGAGGGTAATGATCTAACCGATAAGCAGACAACCAAGATTGAGAAATTTGTGGACGATATTTTATATATGGTGAATGAGTGGCTTCCAAAACGGGGGATTCCTAGCTTGGACGCTTTTATCAATGAGCAAGCGTGTAATCGGGGGAGAATAGGAGCTCGCTCAGCTATAAAACTGGACGGGCAGGGAAGCATAGTTCCCGATGTTGTGCCGTTTGATACGAGATGGCTTCCCTTTGACACAAGCGCTGATGGCATGGTGTGGGGAGCTCCGATTTGCAGCCGCTCAAAGTCTCAGGTTGAAAGGGATTACCCAGATTTCAAAGTTAAGCTAAAGGATACCGGAAACCAGGTCATTGACTTCTGGAATGCTGAGAAGGAATTAGTTTTTATTGAAAAGACGATAGCCCAAGAAGAGGTTAACTCTTATAAATACCCGCCGTTTGTCATTGCCAAGTGTCCGATTGGGTGCATGTTCAATACGGAAGATGCCATGGAGCATGACGGGGAGAGTATCTTCTGGCCTAATCGTGATTTATGGAAAGAGAAAAATGAGATTGTTACCATTCTTAAAACGCTGAGCAGGAAGGCATTGAAGGGGGGATTGGAGATTCAAAGAAGTCCAAATAGTCCTGACCATGGCAAGAAGCCAGAGGAATCACCTTTTCAGGAAGATGTGGTAATAGAAACAGAGATAGGTGGAGGGTTCAGACAATTGCCTGTCAACGATATTAAGAGTACTACCAGGCTGCTCTACTCGATAATAGAAACTTGCTTGCAGAGGGGTGAATTGACACCCTTAGACTATGGGACTCTCACCTTCCCACTGTCCTCAGTGGCTATAATGAACCTTATCAGTGCGCGCAATGACATCTTCGCTCCGATACTGTCCATGATTGCCTCATTCTACCAGGCTCTTTCAAGGATGATTATTGACCAGTGTGTGCAATTCAACCAGACCATAAAGCTAGGACGGCCAGGAGGCTACAATACATACAGCCCGAGTGATTTTGCTGGTGAGTTTTCCATTACCTATCAATTCCACCTGTTATCAAAGGAACAAGCGGCTGCCGACGCTACGTTGGCCAAGGCTTTGCGCGGGGTAGTATCCGATGACTATATTCTGCGAGAAATCCTGAAGGTGCAGGACCCCGATGGCATGAAGTTTGAGCTTCAAGTACAACAAGCCGAAAACACAGATGAGGTCTTATTCCTCTTCAATAAGGGACTTAGCTTCTTGCGTCAAGCAGAAGTCAAGACTGGGATTGAGAAAGAGATAATGGAACTTGAAGCTAAGACCTTGATGCAACGAATTAAGACTATCTTGATACAAAGGCAAAATCTAGGACAGCTAAGCCCGGTAGAAGGCAAGAGGGAACAGCCAAAGCAAGAAGACCTGTTGCCTCTTTTAGAGAAGGGGGGAACAGGTGCCAAGGGAACGCCGAGACCTGGAACTGAGGAGTCTGAGACATGACAGAGAAATATGGCATTAAGGAATATCTAGAAGAATATAGAGAGGTGCTGGAACAAAAGCCAGAACAGGCTAAACCACAAGGAAAGCCCAATTTACTTCAGATGATGCGAGCAAAGAAGGAGCAAGGTAAGACCGAATGGCCATTAACTTAGACGCTAAGAGCTTACTTCAGCAATACGGGCAGTCCAAGCAACTACAGATTGAGCGGTTATTGTCTCAATATGGGACTTCCTTGAAAGACATGAGGGAGCTTTACCCCCAGCTTACGGAGACCATATCTCAACGTAGGCTGGCGACTACATTCCCTACCCAAGAGCTTTTCTTTACTCCATCGGAAGCTGCCCAGATGGGCTTGTCTCTTAGCGAGGGGTATATGCTGAAGATGACACCGAATGAGGCTCAGAGAGGCTATGGCATCAGCTTTATCACCCCTGAGAAGTGGGAGATTAAAGAGAATGACATTTATATCACGCCATCAGGGGAGCAGCTCAGCAGGGCTGACATGGAGGCACTTCTAGGTGAACCAACGGGAGATTTTGAGGCTACCCCATGGGCTGTGACCATAGAAGACCTGACCGAAGCGGGGAAGAGTGCATACCAAGAATACCAGCAGGCTGGGGGAGAGTTAGATGTTAAAGGCTGGGTGGATTTAAGAGAGAGGCAGCAGCTTGAAACTGAGCAGGTATTCGGGGTGGTGTTTCCTGAGCAGGATATTCAGGAAGTTATTGACTATATGAATGAAAATCGCGAAGCTTTTCTTGCTGATATAAGAGAGATTGGCCCGACTGAGGATGTGGTAGCACTGCTCAAGGCGATTCCTTTTGATGATGGACAGGGAGGTACCGTTCATCTCACCGATGAGGAGATACAAGATATATTTGGCACGGAAGTTGCACCTGAGGCGACAAGACCAGACGTAGAAGTGCGAAGATTGCTCCCGTTTCCCCAAACTCCTGTATGGGCGACAATGACAACGCCATTAGATACTATAGGATTCCCAGGGGCTTATGGTGAAATCCCGGTAGTAGAAGCAGCACCCCTGAAAGACGCTGCATATGTTTTCGCAGGTAGTATAAAGCAACTTCCTGCTCAAATTGGGGCATCTGTATTACAAGCAGTTCAAGGTGAAGGTGGGGCAAGTGTAGTCAATAAAGATTGGGCGGACGAAAAGATTGCTGAAGCCAACGAAAACTTAAATGAGTTTGTCCAGAAGACTATGACAGAATATCCTAATTCACAATTCTTGCTAGATGTGGCTCAATTATCACAGAATTTAGGTTATTCAATTGTTACTATGGGAGTAGGTAGCTTGGCTGCTTTACCCCTATGGCTTATCCCTGAACCAACAACGGGAACGAAGGTGGCTGCTATGGCAGTAACAGGGGCGGTATCAGGATTTATTTCTCACCGAATGGTTACTTATCAGATAACGCAGCAATATCTTGAATTCAAGGATGCTGAAAAGAGAGCCGATACTGGTCAAGGATTGACGCTAGAAGAAGAAAATCAACTGAAGATTGATTTCCACGATAAGGCTGTTAGATATGGTCTTTGGGAAGCAATACCAGAAGGTATTAGCAATATGCTTTTTTCTGGAATTCTAGGCGGTGCATTTACTAATGCTTTAACTAGAGTTGCTGGACAGAAAGTGGCACAGTCTATTGGTAGCTCTCTGGTTGCGAAATTTGGTAGTAAGGCATTTGGTATTTATGGTGAAGAATTATTGACTGAAACAATAACCCAAAAGGGACAGGCTGCTATTGAGGTTGAGGCTGGACTAAGGGAAGGCAACATTACTTGGTGGGAAGCATTTAAGGAAATTGCCCCACAAACATTTCTCTTAACCACGATAATGACTGGTGCTGGGCAGGTTATAGTTAGTGGTGCTGGGCGTATCAGAGCGAGGACAAACAGTGTTGAAAACATAGACAAAATTACTAACTCTCTCAAAAATGAAATCGGCGAAGGTAATCCGTTATATGAGGAACTTAAGGAACATATAGAGGAGGAGGTAGGCAAAGGAACTATAACGGAACAAGATGCCAAGAAAGTTCTTGAAGCAGGATTAGCCGAAAGTGTCTTGCAAGATATAAAGGTGGCGGAGGAGATAAAGGTTACGCCTGTTACCCCAGAGGTTACAACAGGCAAGCCATATACCGCTACTGTCTATCGAGGATATAAAGTCGGCGGTGCTCCCGTGGACGAGGGCCTGTTCGGCAAGGGAACTTACTACACCACGAGCAAAGAGTATGCCGAGACCTACGATGGCAAAGAGGTCATGACTGTAACCCTCAAAAACCCCTTCGTTATCAACACCCAGCAAGAGGCCGAGACCTTCTGGAATGAGACTACCAGACCCGCAAGAGAACAGGCAATTAATGAGGGCAAAACAGTAGAAGAGGCTGACGAACTGGCTGCTCAGGCAGCTAGGGCATGGCTTGAAAGTAAAGGATATGATGGGCTTATAGCCAGGAACATAATTGAAAAGGGCGATGAGGTTGTAGTTTTCCATCCTGAGAAGGCACTCCCCAAAGCCGAAGAAGGGGTGGGAGAGGTTACAATCGCAGAACTTAAAAAGAAAGTAGGGCAGGCTTCTGACGTTCTTAACCAAATGCAGACCTCTTTTGCTTATAAGGGCAAGGCAACATCGCAAGATGTCATAAATGCGAGAAATGCACTAAACAAAGCACAAGCTCAATTAGGTGAAGCACAACGAGCAGCAATCCCCGAAACCGCCACAGGTATGCCAGAGGCAGGACTTCAGCCTTCTATGCTAGAGGAAGTGCCAGCAAAAGAAGTAAGACCTGAAGCAAGGGGCAAATTAGTCCAGTCTCGCATTGACGACTATCTGAGGCTCAGGGAATACAATACCAAAGCCACAGAAGATAGAATTTCTGAGATTAAAAGTCTCTTAGAAAAGAAAGGGCGACTACCAAAGGACTTAGGACTCAAGGGGAATCTCAGATTAGAACTTGCCAGATTAGAGGCACTTCTAGAGTTAGATGCTGTAGAGATAGTACAAGACATAGATTCCCTAATTAGAGAAGTAGAAACTGAGCTAGGCCGTCGCTCTTTGCCCGGTCAGGGTGAACCAGCTAGAAAAGGGATAGCGTTAGCAAGGCACCCGAGAAAGCCCAATATATTCCCAGAGTACACGTCAAGGCAGCTTGAGGAGATGCTTAAAGTATATGAGCAGGCAAGGCAGACTTTATCGCCTGAAGTGCCTGCACTTAAGCCTGTTGCCAAACCAGAGCCTACACAGGCTCAGATTGAAATAGTCAAGACTGACCCCACGCCAGCTTCAGATGCGATTATCACGTCTAAGTTTATCGAGGCTATTAAGGATGCCAAGCCAGCGAGGGAGGCTACCGAAGCATTAAAGCATGAGGAGTTATCCAAGCGTTCTGCTATATATGCCAGCATACTTCAGGGTGGCGAAGGATGGAAGGCATTTGACGAAGCCAAGAGTGCATTGAGGGGACCGCTACCTATCTCTGATTATGATATTGACCTCCGGAAGTTTGAAGTTACCGATGCTGATATAGAGCGAATGTTTGACAGGATTCGCACTGACGAAAATCTGCGACCCTTTGAAAAACTTAATACTGCTGAAGCCTTGACCAATTTAATTATGGGGCAAATACCAACCGAGGGCGAGCTGATTTTACTCGAAAGGGAATTTGGCTCAGAGTTTGTCAAGGCTATCATGGACAAGATGCCCACCAGCCAGAAAGTTACTAGGATTGCCCTAGATATAGCTAATATCCCCAGAACGCTAAAGACTTTTGCAGACTTATCAGCCACATTAAGACAAGGTGCTACATTAGCTGTTGGTCAACCTGTTCAATTTGCCACAGCTTTTAAGGCAGAGCTTCAGACTGTATTCAGTGAAAAGAATTTTAAGCTGATAAACGAAATCGTACATAACAACGTTTACGCAGATAAGGCGGAGCGTTATGGACTTTATATTGCGCCTATAGAAGAAGCAGTCAGGATAGAAGCCAGGGAGGAAGCATTTAGGGGCAGGTTAATCGAGAGGGTGCCGGTTATCGGCTCGATAGTACGTGCATCAGAGAGGGCTTACATCACATTTCTGAATGTTCTCAGAATGGAGACATGGGCTTATTACTGCCGTCAGTGGGAAGGGACTAATAAGACTATTAAGGATTACACCGACTTGGCATCATTTATCAATCATGCTACAGGGCGTGGCGATCTAGGCGCACTTAGCAGAGCAGGTTCATACCTTTCAGCAGTCTTTTTCTCGCCACGATATGTAATGTCCAGGCTTCAGCTTCCGCTTGATTTAATTAAAACGACTCCTGCCGTACGAAAGATAGCTGCTCGAAATCTTGTATCGTGGGTTGGTGCTAATTTACTGGTAATAATGCTACTGGAACTAGCTGGCGCTGACGTTGAAAAAGACCCGCGTTCTAGCGATTTTGGGAAAGTCAGGTTCGGCAATACAAGGATAGATTTCTGGGCAGGCTTCCAGCCGTATGTAAGGAACATCGCTCAGATAATTGCTGAAGAGCGTAAGTCAACCAGAACCGGCGAGATTTATAAAATTATTGACCCTATAGACATAGGGGTTAATTTTGTCAGGTCGAAACTCGCACCTGTTCCCGGTTTACTATGGAGCCTGAAATCAGGCAAGACGTTTATAGGCGAAGAATTAAGTGCCGAAAATGCCGAGAGCATAATCTATCAAGAATTGACACCTTTGGCTGTCCAAGACTGGATAGATGCTGTCAGGTGGTCAAATGAAGGAGCAAGCACAATATATGGGCTTCTCGCCATGCTGGGTGTTGGTGTTCAAACATGGAGTAATAATTGGGAAACGGCACAAGAGCAGTTAGGATTACCAGAGAGATCAGAGGTAGCACCATACACGATAGAAAATGACGTTTACGATATGAAGGATTATTACTCTGAGGTTGGTCAGATGATAGGCGGTGCCACTTATGAGATGCTTGCTGAAAGGGGAGACATACCCGAACTGGTGTTGATGGTTGCCAAGGCTAAGGATGCGAAGAAAGAAATTAGCTTATTGCCAAGCCAGAGACTAACAAGCATCAATGCAGACCCAAGCGAAGGTGATACCTTCGAGCAATACCATGCTCAATGGATGGCAAGGAAGGATATAACAGACGAAAGCGAACTAGCTAAATTCGATGATTTGTACCCGAAGGCTTACCTGGGCAATATGACGCAGAGCCAGTATGCTCTACTTGTAGAGTACCATTCATTGTCACCCAGTACTCAAGGTGCTTTTATAGCCAAGCATCCTGAACTTCACTCTAAACCTCGGGATGCCTGGCTGAGAAGCCATCCCGAAGAGAACGCTATCTTGGCACTTATGGGACAATCTGATGTTTATAGCCTTGAGGCTTTATCGCAGGTTAGTTCATTGGCTAAATCATTGGACATACCAGTCAATGCCCTACTCATGGAGGAGTTAGACGAAGTTGCTAAGCTGAAGCTCAAGAACCAAGACCTTTCTGATTTGCTGGATGCCTATAGTGGGCTCGATAATGAATTCAAGGGTCCTGATGGGCTTACTGCGAGGGATAGAGCGATTCAAGAACTATATGTAGAACATCCCGACTTCCGTGACGACCAGAGACGGATTGAGGCACTAAATGTAGGGACAAAAGATAATCCCACACCTGAAGAGATTGTTGAATTATGGGTAGAGAGAGGGATTATCGTTGACGAGTATGGGGCAAGCAGTGCTGAGGCTAAACTTTGGCTGATTGATAACCAGGAGGCTCACCAGTGGGCATTAGACAATGCTTTACTATCAGATGATGGCTCGGACTGGAATGAGCCAGTTCTAAGGCTTCAGGTGCAATATGAAGAGCAATTCTCACTCTATACTTCCTATGGAGACAGCAAATCGCCTAATTATATTTCGAGTGATGCAGCTAGGGCGGATGCCAGGGAAGCGTTATTGTTCAACAACAAAGGCAAGATGACGGAATTTGGCACTGCATATTATACGGTAAGCGCCTATAACAAAGATGTTCCTGAAAACTATATCAACCTCTATGTTCAGTATTACCAAATGCCCACCGCCGGCTATGACCAGGAGCGCTTCTTGATGGAGCATGAAGATTATTACAATGATGTCTGGCTGGATGCTTTAGGCAATCAGCCGAAGGACTTTAGCAAGATTCCCACAGTGGAAGAGGAGAAGCTACTAATTTACTATGACGGCTTGGCGACTGGGACACCGAGACTTTCGGCTAGATGCCAGGATGCAGATTTAGATGATGCTCTTGTCAGATTGAGGGGACTTACGAAAGCATACGGAACGGATAGATGTAATTAGGGTCGTTTGGAAAGCCATCGCCTTAAAGGATGGCACCGGCCTCAGAAAATCTTTTACATTCTGAGGCGTTTTAATTTAGGAGGTACAAATGGACGAAATCAAAGAAACCCAAAAGGATTCCCCCCAAGAACATGGGAAGGCTCCCGAGGGTAGCGAAGAGACTACTCCAAAAGACCAAGCCAAGACTTACACAGAGAAGGAGATTGAGGAGATTAAGGCGAAAGCTGCTCAAGACGCCCGGGTTACTGCCGGCAGGGATGCCAAAACGTTGTCCGATTGGGAAGCTAGTCTAAAAACTCAGCAACAGGAGATGGACGACACCAAATCTGAAATCTCTAAGATGCAAGAGCAGATAGACCAAGCGGAACTAGAGGCAGCTAGGGGCGATCCCGTCAAACTCAGGGAACTTCAGGCTAAGAAGTCTTACAAGACCTTACTAGCTGACCTTGAAGGCAAAAAAAAGGAACTCAAGAAAGAGCGCGACAACTTCGAGCGGGACAAGGCCGAACATGCGTCAAAGATTAAGGCTGCTGAGGAAACGCAACTGGAAATAGAAATCTGGAAGATTGCTAATACAGAAAGCGTTGACCCGGTAGAACTCAAAGACACGATGAAAGACCTTAAATTGACGACTGTTGAGCAAGCCAAAACAGTAGCGAAACGGTTGAATAAAAAGCCGAAAGACGAAACGCCTGTAAAGAAATCAACTCATGATTCTCTTGTAACTTCTGGCCCTAAAGGATCACAGGAAGGAAAAACCGCAAGGCAAATCTATGCGGATGGCTTCCGAGAAAAAAAGAAGTAAAACAGGAGGAAAACTAAATGATTACTGGATATTTTGCCAGCACTGCCGAAATGGTAAAGCTGGTGCAGTCCAAGTTACTGCCTGGCATTGTTCAGGAAATATACGAGGTTGGGCAGCTTATACCACAGTTGGCCATAACTACTATTGACTCATACACCCTGAAATGGAACCGGGAAGGAACGCTCCCTGGTGTCTCCGCTAAGAGCAAGGGTGAGCAGTATGGCTGGAAGGAAGTCGCTACTTATTCACAGGGGGAATTGGCGCTGAAGGAATTTGGCGACCAGTGGGCATTAGTCGCAGCAGCCCAGGAAACATATAAAGACCCCAACGACTACCGGGCAGCTATACAGTCCCAGATCATAAAAGGGGCTCTAAGAACTATCGAGGACAAGCTCATTTATGGCGATAAAACCACTTACCCGAAAGAGTTCGATGGTCTGGACAAGCTGTGCCCTGCTACTGACGGACATACCTTCGCCGCCTCTCAGGACTGCGATCAGGGCGGTGGCAACATCGGCCTCAGCATTGTCAACTTGCTTGGCCTTATCCATGCCTGCAAACCGCGTCCCGACTTTCTACTGATGCCTCAAGCGATAGTTGACCAGTTGTTCATTCACGGAATGACCAAGGCTGGAGCTATCATAATGGCTCGTAGCCCTAGCGAGTTTGGGACAATGATCGCAAGCGTTAATGGTGTCCCTATTGTCCCATCTGACTACCTATCTGCCGAGAATGACAACACTGGTGGCGATCTAGGCACTGGCAATTTAGTGAGCATCTACGCTATCAGGAAGGGTTCAATCGAGGATGGCGGAGTCAGCCTTGCTGTTGGTGGCGAAACTGGTGGACAAGACTTCTTCGAGATTGACCATTTTGAGAAGTTGCAGAACTACAACATGGAAGGTATCAGGGCATACTGCTATACCGCCCTAGCGATGGGTAGCACCAAGTCTATATCCCGGGTTCACAGCATCAACAAGGCCAAAGCCATAGACGCAACAAGTTAATGCTTAGGGGGCTGTGCTTAACAGCCCCAAAAATCTAAAAAGGAGGGAAAACAAATGCCTAACTTATATGCTTCTGGAATTCAATCTTATGTCCGCAAAGGCACCATAAAGATTTCCAAGAGTAACTTCAACGCCAATGCCCTATTAGGTGGTATAGAGAACCCCGAAGATGTGGATATTCTCATTGATAGGGTAGTAGCCGACATTAAAACGGCAGCAGAGGTAGCGTGTAACCTTGAGGTTGGTCTAGGGGATAACGCTATTGATAACAGCCTGAATGCCACGATAATGTTTCTTGAGACCAATGCCATGAACATTGGTATTGCGACTGGACCTGCGGCAGCGATTAACGCCAACTGCAAAGTGGCAGCTCAAAACGCCAATCATAATGCCACTAACTCTTGGATTTTGATTGGTTCAAGTGTCATAGCAAACGCCGATGACCTTGTGGCTGATGTCTATGTGGACTACATAATTCCGTAACCGGAAAAAGGAGGCTGCTATGTTAGATTTCATACTTTATACGTGCTCTTACGGAATGGTTACAGACCATACAGTAGTATCTGTGGAGAGACTACACAACACGAATTACAGGTTCGAGTGGTGGTTCCAGACCGGGGATGCACTCATAAGTAGGAGTCGAAGCGTAGCAGCCTACCAGTTCCTGAAGAAAAACCAAGCACCTTATCTGATATTCCTTGACGGAGACATTATATTCACACTCGGAGACATCGAGAAGTTACTGGATGCTCTGAGTAGTGGACTAGATGTAGTGGGTGGGCTATACCCAGTAAGAGGAGGCACCTTCCTAGCTCAAAGAGGTTGGAACGGGCATTTTCACATATCAGGCAAGCTAGAGGAAGTGCAGTTCGTCTCAACAGGCTTTCTGGGAATCAGCCGTAATATCCTTGAGAAGATTACCCAGGATATGCCGGTTCTCAACGAGGGGAGCTGGTCGGAATGTTACCCGGTCTTTGAGGTTGGCAGGTATGAAAATATCTACATCTCTGAGGACTGGGACTTCTGTAACAAGGTCAGGCAGGCCGGAGCGAAGGTTTATGCACATACCGGGATTCAGCTTCAACATCTGAAGGAAAAGGTTTACACCACTCAGGAAGCAATAGAGAAAATGACCTGGAAGCCAGAGAGTCCCGATTTATGGAATGACTTAGCTGAATATCTAGGGAAGGAATCAAGGGAACTTGTCCCTCAATCCATAGCAACAGAGCAATTAGGTGATAGATGGAAGGAATGGCAAGGAACGTCCGAGGACTTCTACAAAGACCCGGAGATAGGCCAGCTTTATCTCTATGACTTAGTAGGGTTCAACTCCGCGAAGTTCTACAAAGAGCAAAGGCTGGCTGGAATCAAGAACGCTGAGCATCTCCATATTTTAGATGTTGGGTGTGGTATAGGGACTGCCCTCCTTGATTTGTGCTGGAAGAATAAGAACCTAGTTGGCTACGACATAAGCGAAACAGTCCTGGAGTTCGCCAGATTCAGAGCTAATAAACTGGGGGCCAGGAATGTCAAGTTCACAAGTGAGTTCCCAGAGGACTTGGAGAAATTCGATCTCATTATCGCCATAGACACATTAGAGCACATTGAGGACCTGCGTGGCTTTCTCCTGAAACTAGGACCGAGAATGAAAGAAGGTGCAAGGTTCTATCACTATGATTGCTTTTGGGAACATGAAGTAAGCCCGATGCACTTTGACCATAGCGAGAATATAAACAAATGGCTGAAGGAAGCGGGCTTAGTCGTTTTTGATGACCATTGGTGCATCAAAGGAGGTTAAATATGCCTGTAAGTGAAAATCAAAAGACACTTGCCTGCATCGCTCTTGCCATAAAGCACGGGGAAACCCCAAGATCATACAGCGCTCAGGCTGCTGAGATGGCAGATTCTATGAGCGAAGAAAAGTTAAGTGAGTGGTGCAAGGGACCAGTCGAAAAAGAGTAGGTGAACCATGGCAAAGACTTTATCAGCAATTCGCGGGATAGTGAGGCAGTTTCTTAGAGATGAATATACCGGCAATACCTATGAGTTTGCCGATGATGAGCTGGACTTGCATATCAGCGAGGCCCTAGAGGACATCTCCAAGAGGAGACCTTACGGGGTTAAGGAAATAGTGTATGCCAGCAATAAATCAGGCACGGCCACGGCGACAACGGCTAACCATCTCATTGATACGGTAAACGCCCAATTCGTAGCCGGAGATGTTGGCAAGACTGTCTATAACAGCACCGACAAGACCACAGCTAAGGTAACTGAATATAACTCAGAATCCGACCTGACGCTGGATACCGACATCATGGCAAGCGGTGAATCCTATACCCTGTATTGTTATGGGGGAACGAATGGCAGAGACCTCAATATAAGCTCAATAACGGGCTTAATAGGGGAAAAGGTAGAAAAGGCTGAATATCCCACAAGGCAGTGGCCACGAGACAAGAAAGATGTTGAGGTTTTTGGCGACATTGTAACCCTAAAGGTTGACTCTGAACCGGCTGACGGTGATGAGGTTTTCCTTTACTGTCATAAGGTTCACCAGTTGACCGAATCGGCATCTACTTTGACTGCTGATTTAGAGAAAGTCTTAGTAGATGGTGCTGTCGCTTTAACTGCTCGCTCATGGCTCAACAATATGCGAGACCAAATAGTGCCTAATACAGTGAATTGGTATCACAAGTGGGCAAATGAACACTACACAATTTATCAGAAAGGACTCGATTCAATCACTCCGGCGAAAGCCTGGAAATTTTAAGCAAGAGATTAAAGGAGGGAACAATGAACTTAGTTAGGAAAATACAGGACTTATTCGGCACGGGGGGAAAGCTGACGGCTCAGGCTATTCTCACGACAAGGCATCTTGTCCCTGACTCGGCTGGTAATATACTCGCCCAGGATGGGGTTCTCTGCCGTGAAATTAAGAGGGACAGAAGGAAGGCGACAAGGTGTGTTACCGATGCCTATGTTGCTCTGCTGGTGGATGAACTACAGGCAAGCGAGGCACTGCATAGCACCTTCAAATATCACGATTCAGGAACGGGAGTTGTTGCCGAAGCTACAACGGATACTGCACTTGGAACTCCGTGTGGTGAAGCAAGGGACACGGGAACTCAAATAGAAGGGGCTACTGCTAATATCTATAAGTCAGTGGCTACGCATACCTACGGTGACACTTTTGCCATTACTGAGCACGGCTTGTTCAATGCCTCTACTGATGGGACTCTGATGGACAGGAGCAAGTTTGCTGCGGTAAATGTGGGGAATGGAGAAAAAATCGAATTTACCTATCAATTATCCGTCGCTGCGGGAGGGTAGGTTTACACTTGACACCGTTTCTTTGTTATGATACACTATTAACAGGAGGTGTAATATGGCAAAGAAAGGAATACATCGGTCAAAAGAAACTGAGTTCAAGAAGGGAACACAACCTAGAGGCCAACCCTTCAAGAAAGGTTTTATTCCCTGGAACAAGGGCTTGAAGGGGACTTATCACCATACTCCTGAAGCTATTGAAAGAATGAAGCAAGGGCACGCACACTTGAGAGGCAAACCCCGTCCTGAATTACAGCGAAGGATTATCAAAGTTTGCCCCAGATGTGGTAAGGAATTTGAGACTGGAGGGCGTGCCGGTAGCCGAGACCAGATTTATTGCTCAAGGCACTGTGCAGCTATGACTAAGAATGGGCGGAGTATGCACAGTGCGGGATATGCAGTAATTTGGCAACCAGATGGCAGACGAATCCTTGAGCATCGGTTGATTGCCGAGCAAATGCTCAGGCGACCTCTAACAAGACAAGAGGTTGTCCATCATATAAACGGCGACAAACTCGATAATCGCCCAGAGAATTTAGTGGTAATGACACAAGCTCAACATCAAGGCTTGATAGATTACCTGGCTGGACTTTGGGCATTAGAACATACCCAAGAAGCTAAACAGGTAATTCAGAACTTCTTATCAAGTTAAATAAAATAACCACACACAAAGCAGGGGGCTAAACGCCCTCTTTTTTAAGGAAATTGAATGTCTTATGTTGCAATAAATAAATCTGGTTGCGGAATACATAAGAATAGGGCGAAGCTACGGCTTGATTTCTTTTTGAGTCCCAATGACCCTAACTATGAGAGATGCCCTGATAGCCCTTTTCATTCCCATTTTATCTATCCTGATAAGGATGCCTCTGATGCCGACATCAAGGCAGAGATAGAGAAGTGTCTTAACTACTTCTACGCCTTCCATCAGCATTGCTGGGACAAAGAACTTAAATTCATAGACGAGTGGAAGAAAGTCCCGTCTCAAGCTGGACAGGTAAGATGCCCTTTCATCAAAGGCGAGCCTGAAAACCTTAAAGCTAATGAAGGTAAAGTCCAGAATATCCTCTCACGGGTTCAAGAGTTCCAGGTAGGTGTCTCAAAAGTCCCCCCTCAAAACCTCAATATAGGCGAGAAGGGGACTATTGATGTGGGGAGTGCAGCGATTGACAGAGAACAAAACGTGGCGGGCCCCATGACTTTAATAGATGGTAACAATCCCGCTAACGCTACTGGAACGATAGATACCATAGAGATATACTCGAACACCATTATGTATGACACAGAGGTTGCCACTTTCATAGATGAGGGTAGT